TACAATTCCATGTTGACTGTTGCTCTAAACCACCGTATGCTTTACCTCTGCCTCTATCAATACCTTCAGTTAAAAACATAACCAGGTTATCAAATGAATCCCATCTACTTTTAATGGTTTGTAACTCATCTCCTGCAAATGGTATATCGTGTAGAAACGATGCACATCTAGCTAGTGCTACTTGTGTACTATTTAAAGTACGTACTAGTTTTCCTATATCAGGATTACCCCATACTGACATGGCCACCATTAAGCCAACTGTTTTACCTGTTCCAGTTCCACCCCATAAATGGACCACAAAACAATTTACTCCTAATAGTTTAATTAAAGGATTAGCAAAACTCGCTGCCATAAGCAATTTAGCTGCTTTACTTTCTTTTCTAATTTCTATTACATGACTCTTCCATTTTTCGTAATCGCCTTTGTTTTTAATGCTCTCATATAAGTCTTTATATGCACTATCACCATCATATTTAACATCATCCAGGTATGGAACAAAGTCTTTATCTATCCATCCTAATCGGTCTATACTTTTAAATACAGGTATTTTCTCCATATTCAAACTAACTATATCAGAAATATAATTAATTAAATCTTTAGAACTCTCTGAATTAACTTCTATACCTCTATCGGATAGCATTATGATACTGCCTTTATTTGCTACAACACTTCTATCTACTATTATTTTTTGCCATCTTCCATCTTTAAAAAATGCTATCTGTATTTTTTCTGTATCAGTATCTAAATTTACAAGTCGTGCTATTGGCATTATAGGATGTGGACATGCTGTTAGTAGTTGTGGCATCATATTTGCGCCCATTGTACTTTTACTTACACCTAAATCAGAACATTCCCATTTACCACATTTCAAGCCTTCTATAGGTGAATTAGTAAATTTAATAATCTTACTGCCTTGCTGCTTGAATTTTTGTACATAATTAGTCTGATATGCTTTTAAAAGACTGTTAAAGCTTTTAGCAACATTTAATTCTTTTGCATGTTCTTGTAATTTAACTATCCTGGTTGATCTAACTAACTGATCTTCTATCATAAAAATATTTTCAAATATTCCTTTATCTAATATACTCTCTTTAGTTAAGTCTTTTATATCATCAAGTCCAAATCCTTCCTCCAGTAAATTCTCCACTAAGCCTTTCTCCAATTGTTTTCACCTCACTTTTAAATCTTTTGTAAAATATATATTTTTGTCTATCGTCTGCAGCTAATAAATAATCAACATGTGATTCAACTCTAGCTATATTTCTGCATGCTTCAATTAATAATTCATTTTCAAAGTCATTTATATTTTTTATATTTGATTTTAGTAATTTATAATAAGAAGTTAATACATCATAAGCCCATTCTATCCATTTATTAAATTCAATTTCTATCTGTCTTTTCTTCTGATATTTTTCAATTTCTGCTCTATTTATTTTAGTTCCAAAGTCTACTCCTAAATTGAATATATCATTAATTTGTTTAGCAGCCTCATAATTATTTATCTCTAATAGTTTTGATACTAAACTAATTGCATCTCCAGAAGCTCCACAACCAAAGCATTTATATATCTGTTTATCTTTATTTATACTAAAACTTGCTGTTTTCTCTTTATGAAACGGACAACTTGATTTATAATTTCTATCTAAATGTACTGCAAAATATTCAGCAACTTCAATAATATCAGCTCTTTCTTTAATATTTTTTATATTATTTTGATACATTTTTTATATAAAAAGAGCAGATTATAACATTTATTTAGTACATTAAAATCTGCTCTTTATCCCCTCTCTATTTCTTAAAATGGAAGATCTGCATTATCATCAATAGTTATATATTCCCCACCTGCATTAGTTAAACTAGGTTGTCCTGGTAACAATTTATCTTCAGGTATTTCTGCACCCTTTGCTTTATCTGCAGCTCTTATAAATCTTAATTTAGTAGAAATTTTTATTTCTCCCATTTGTCCTAAATATTGCTCTCTTCCAAAAATTCCACCAAATAATTTGCCTTTTAAAGTTTTTTCATCATATTTACTTGTTTCAAAATTGTAACCTTTATTAGATGCTTCTACAGATGTTATAAATCCTTTAAAGAACTTATTACAATTACCTTCAGTATCTTCTAACATTAATCTATGTATTGCTCCATTTGGCCATTTAGCATCTGCATTAAATTGTTTAAGTTCCTCAAATCTTCTATTGAAAAAATCTTTTTGTTCTCCCTCAGCAATATCAAATGCTACAACTAACATTTTATTTCCTTTAGAACTTGTTTCTTCTTTTGCTCCAATTATTTTACAAACTTGTCCACCTAATTCTAATTTTTCGTATTCACCTGTTGCACCTTGTGTATCGCTATAATTTTTTGGCATATTCATAATATTTTTCCTTCTTTCTTCTAATATTCATTTAGTGCTTCTAAAACTGGCACTATATCATTCTCAATTGTCTCTTCCTCAAATGCTCCCATTGGACTTTTAACTGTACTGTTATTACTTCTTGTTTCAAATACATATTTTCCATCGATAGTTTTTGCTAAAAGTACAGTAGTAAACTTGCTTTCTATACATATTTTATCTAATTTTTTACCTGATGTTTTAGCTCTAATAAACATAAATCCCGAATCTTCTCTATCTGTTTGACTGTGCATTAAAAATATAACTGTTAGATCATCTCTTAATGTATTAGCTATACTAACTATCTCATATATGCTATAGGCCATATCTTGCCATTTGTCAAACCCTTTTTCTTTCATTCTGCTAAACTCATCATCTACCATAACACCGTTTAATGTATCAATTATTATTTGTTTTATATTAGGTCTGAGTTGACTTATTCCTTGTAATGTTGTTTTAATTTCTTTTATATCAGAAGTTGATTTATAATTTTTAATTATTTCATTATATTGTTTCTTCCAACCCTTCCAGCTTAAACCTTTTTTATCTGCATCTATATAATAAGTTTGTTTAGGATCTAAATTCCTCATACTAGTTGTTTTACCAGATCCACTCTCCCCCATTATTAATATTGTTTTAGACATCTGTTATTCCTCCTTACTTATTAAATCTTTATATATTGCATCTAATCTGTAGAACTCATCTGTATCATGTTCATTATTTGCTTTAAGTCTTGCATCAAATACATAGTCTATATTAGTTTCATCTCCTCTATGTCTAGGTATCCATACTTCAATTTCGTCTCTTATTACTTTACGATTATTGATACTAATGTCATACATCATCTATTCCTCCAATCATTTTTTACTTCTTACTAACTATATATTCAAATTTTGCTTATTTGTAAAGTAACTTTTATCAAATTTGTTGTTTTTTCAATCATTTTGTTATAAATTATCTTAATTTAATTAATTTCATCTATTTTAAAGTTTGATTCAAAAACATTACTTTGCCATACAAGTATTAAATTTGAATCAGAGTATTTCACTATGTAGTCACCAGGTGCTGCTATTTGTTTATAAAATGTTTCATTTTTATCACTTTTTTTATTTAATATAATCATTTTAATATCTGCAGTACCTTGATTTTCAAAAGTTACTTTACCACTTTTAATTAGATCTACTATCCATTTAGGATCTTCTATTTGGTCAGGTCCACCAGTCCATTTAAAAGCATCAACTTCAGTTATCTCTGTTTTTGTATATTTACTCATAATTATTTACCTGCTTTCTTTGGATTTTTTCTAATACATTTTTCACAGTAAAATTGTCCTTTACTTTTATATGCTGTAATTCCTTTGATTCCTAATGGTATTCCACATCTATTGCATACTGCTCTTGTAGTTATTGATGCTACTAATTGCTTATGTGTCATTTCATTTACTTCTTTACTCATACTATTTTCTCCCCCATATTCTCTGTTATCTTTTGAATTTTTTCAGTTAATTTAGATATTTCATCTAAATAATTTTTATTCAATTCTACTTGTTCAATTTTTCTTAATTTTTCTAATTTTATAATACTTGCATTTAGCAGTTCAATTTTACCTTTATGCTTTTGTATCGCATTTTTTAATTGTGCTATTTCTTTTTTCCTATTTAATACTGCATTTTTCATTATTTATCACCCTTTAAGTTACATCCACATACTCTGCAAAAACTATCTTCTTCATCGATTCTTTCTACACAACTTGGACATGTTACTAAATGAAACTTTTTCAAAATAACGTTTTTTCCATCTACAAATATTTCTAACGGATCCTTTATATTAATATATAAATTTTTTCTTAACTCTATAGGTAAAACTATTCTACCTAACTCATCTACTTTTCTTACTATTCCTGTTGATTTCATACTAATTTTCCCCCTCTATTTCAAAATTGTTTGCTATAATTTCAAAAGTTACTGTATCAGCACCAGTTGATTTTTTATTATAACTAAAATTTATCACTTTTTCTATTTCTTCACCGTTTATATATAATTCTGCAGTACTATCTTTGCCCTTTTTTAATACTATATGGTTCATCTTTTTTCCTCCTACTTAATTCTTAAACTTTCGCCACGTTCTTCAATTTTTGCCCAACTTACACTTTGTATTTCTAATAAGTTTCTTATTTTTGTATTATCTGGTTCATGTTTCAAATATCCAAATGGTATTAAATTAATATCCTCTATAAGCCACAATGGAGCTAGTCCACCATTTTTTTGTATACCGAAATTAAACAATGCTGTTTTAAATTTAGTTTTACCTGTTGCGTTCATCATTTCTTCAAGTCTATCTTTTAATACTTTAGCTCTATTTTCATAAGCTTTTTGTCTTGATTCTAATCTTAACTTTTCAATTTTTATTGTTGCTGCATCTCCTAATAAGTTAAATATAATTTTTGCGTAGTTATCAGCCTTGTCCTCAATTTCTCCTTCAATAGATTCTAATGTATCTAATATACATTGCTCATCAACTTCTACTTCATAAAGCATTTCACTTAATTTTAAATAATTGTCTTTTAACTCGTATAAACTACTCATCTTCATCATCCCTCTCTATATCCTTTGGATAGTTGTATTCATCATACATATTGTTATAATGCTCTGTTGCAATACTCTCTACATCTCCAAACATTATATTTACCCCCTAAAATTAATTTTTACTTGACCTCTTAACATACTTTTTATTGCAATTGCTTTTTCTACATCTGATAATTTTATAAATCCTACTTTATTCACTTTGTAACCCCCTTATTGACTTTACATAAAATTTATGCTATAATAAAAATATAATATTTATAAAAGCTTATTATTGGAAACGTTTACTTTCGACTGTTGACGTTTCTATATTTATGTCCTTTTGTATAGTAATCTCTTTATCGTATACATTTGTTAAAAGTTTTATTAAGTCAATCTTAATATCTTTTTTATCTGTATATTTGTTTAAAACATTTTGAATGTTAATATGTATCTCTTTTAATTCTTGTACAAATCCTAACTGTATTTCAGTAACATCATCTTGACTATAAACTTTTATTTTCTCTTCTGGCATATTTATCACCTTCTTTCTAATCACACACTTTTAATAAGACTCCAAATGCTATTGTTGCTATAGGTGTTCCTATTATCGCAA